CGGACTTTGTGGCCTGGAACACCACGACCAGCGCGGCGGATACCGCTTATGCCACCGCACGTGCGCTGGGCCTGCGCGCCAAAATCGCCAATGACACCGGCTGGCATAAAACCCTGTCCAACGTTGGCGTTAACGGCGTAACGGGCGTCTCCGCATCGGTGTTCTGGGACCTGCAACAGGAAGGGACCGATGCCGATCTGCTGAACGAAGCCTGCGTCACCACGCTCATCTGCAAAGACGGTTTCCGCTTCTGGGGCAACCGCACCTGTAGCGATGACCCGCTGTTTGCCTTTGAAAACTACACCCGCTCGGCGCAGGTGATTGCTGACACGATGGCCGATGCGCACATGTGGGCCATCGATAAGCCGCTGTCACCGACGCTGGTGCGCGACATTATCGCCGGCATCAACGCCAAGTTCCGCGAGTTGATCAACGCTGGCTATCTGCTGGGTGCCAACTGCTGGTACGACGAAAGCGCCAACACCCAGGAAACCCTGAAGGCGGGCAAACTGTTTATCGACTACGACTACACCCCGGTGCCGCCGCTGGAAGATATGACGCTGCGCCAGCGCATTACTGACAGCTATCTGGCGAACTTTGCCGCTTCCGTCAACAGCTAAGGAGACACTCTTATGGCACTGCCAAAAAAACTGAAATACCTGAATTTGTTTAACGATGCCAACAGCTACCAGGGTGTGGTGACCTCGCTGACGCTGCCAAAACTGGCACGCAAACTCGACCCGTATCGCGGCGGCGGTATGAACGGCGTGGCGCACATTGATAACGGTCTGGAAGACGATGCGCTGGATCTGGAATGGACCATTGCCGGGCTGGATGACCGCATTCTCAGCCAGTGGGGGGGAGCAACGGTGCCGCTGCGTTTTATGGGCTCTTATCAGCGTGACGACACCGATGAGACGGTGGCGGTTGAAGTAGAGCTGCGCGGTAAGCACCAGCAGTTCGACTTCGGTGAGAGCAAGCAGGGTGAAGAGAGTGAAACCAAAATCACCACCAAATGCACTTACTACAAGCTGACCTGGAACGGTAAGGCGCTGATCGAAATTGACACCATCAACATGGTTGAGATCGTGAACGGCGTCGATCGTCTGGCGCAGCACCGTCAGAACATCGGTCTGGCGTAATCCGCAGGGGTCGGGCATGCCCGACCCGCATTGGCCAACCCACAGGGGTCGGGGATACCCGCTCCACATTGGTTAACCCGCAGGGGGTGGGCCTGCCCGCCCCACATCGGCAATTCGTAGGGGTTGGGCATGCCCGACCCGCATTCTCTCTAAACGTAAGGAAAGTCCATGCAACAGCAAGACAACCTGGTCACCCTGGTGACCCCCATTGCCCGTGGTGAAACCCTGATTACCAGCGTAGAGGTGACCAAACCCAACGCCGGTGCACTGCGCGGAACCCGGCTGGTGGATCTGGCCGGATCGGACGTTGAGGCACTGATCACCGTGCTGCCACGCATCACCCTGCCGAACCTGACGAAATCAGAATGCCTGAATCTGGACCCGGTCGATCTGATCGAACTCGGTGGCAGGGTGATCGGTTTTTTATCCGCGAAGCCGGACACGTCCGCTGGCCCGACGACCTGACGGTGGATGATCTGATGGCCGACATTGCGACCATTTTTCACTGGCCGCCATCAGAAATGAACCCCATGTCGCTGGCGGAACTGATCGACTGGCGGCATAAGGCGATCGTGCGCAGCGGCATGCAGAGTGGAGAATAACTATGAGTATTAACCTTGGTCTGGACGGCCTGCGCAAAGCGGTGATCCGGTCGAATTTGTTCCTCAATGATCTGCCGGGGGAGACCAAATCTCTCGGTAATGCGATGTTTCAGCAGCGTATCGCCCTGAAGGCGGCCACGTTAAGTGATGAGGTCAACCAGCGCCATCGTAAAGAGGGGCTGAAGCTGAGTGAGGAGCGGTTGCAGCAGATCGCCCGTCAGCGGACAGACGAACGGCGTCAGCAGGCCAGCGAGCGGCGGCAGACGCTAAGTAAGGGTATGGATAATGTCGGCCAGCGCTATCAGGCCGGGCAGGCGGTCGTGGACAAAGTCAGCAGCGTCAGCAGCCGGGCAATGGGCGTTGCCTCCTTTGGTGCAAAGCTGCTGAAACCGGGCTATGAACAGGCGACTGCCGGTACTGCACCGGTGAGTGCAGCGTCAGGAGCCGCTGTAGTACCGCAGGCTGATAACCTGGCAGGGGACATCGGTCAGCTCAATGCAGCCATTGACGGCATCAGCCTGACGGTGTTCACCCAACTGGACGGTACGCTGCGTTCCCTGACGCAGACCGCCACCGGGCTGTTAACCGGCGTTGATCAATGGATCCAGGACAACCCTACGCTGGCAGGCGGGATCACCCAACTGGTGGCGGGGGGCGGGCTGCTGATTGCCGCACTCGGCGGGATCGGTTCCGTGGTGGTGCCGGTACTCAGTGGCCTGAATCTGTTGATGGCGGGTGCCGGGATTCTAAGTAGCGTGTTTACTTTTGCTGTCGGGGCGATTGTTGCGGCGCTGGGGGCGATCACGTTGCCCTTAGGGATGGTGCTTGCTGCGATTGCTGGTGCAGCGATGGCGGTTTATTACTATTGGGAGCCGATCAGTGCCTTCTTTGCTGGCCTGGTGAAAGGGATGAGTGAGACCCTGGGTCCCATCACTGAGATGTTTACCCCGGTCGGACCGCTCTTTGACAACGTCAGCAGCCTACTTAAAGGAATGTACGATGCTTTCTGGAAGCTCCTGGAGCCGGTTACTCTGACAGGGGAGACTCTGAACAAAGTCGGATTCGTCGGCGAAGTGGTGGGGAAGGTGCTGGCATCTGCTTTCATTCTGCCGACAAAAATCCTTAACTCGCTAACCAGTGGCGTGGTGTGGATGCTGGAAAAACTCGGGGTCGTCGATAAAAAATCATCCGATGCCAAAGTCTCGCTGAATGACGATCCGTCTGCACAACGTCCCTCGGTCGCTCTGGGGGGCGCAGACTTTGCTGCGCCGGATACTCCTGCTTCTGTCGCCTTTGGCGGTGCCCGCTATCAACCCCTCACGGTGGCCAGCACCAGTAACAGCCAGCAGAGCACCTTTAACAGCAGCTATGTGATCAACACCCATGACGGCATGAGCCAGGCTGATGTGCTGGCGATTATGGAAAAAAACCGACAGCAGGAACAGTTTAACGCCGACTTGAAACAGCGCAGCAGCGTGTGGAGGTAATAAACCATGATGATGATTTTAGGCATGATGGTCTTTGAACGGCGAACACTGCCCTATCAGACAATGAAGCAAACCAGTGATTATCGCTGGGCCAGCGGCAGCCGCATTGGCACGCGTCAGTCACAGCAGTTTCTCGGCGTGGGGGATGAGACGATTACGCTGTCAGGTGAATTGCGTCCGGAAATCACCGGAGGAGTGGCTTCACTCTTTGCGTTGAATATCATGGCAACGCAAGGACGTGCCTGGCCTTTATTGAGTGGCAACGGCATCCCCTACGGGATGTTTGTGATTACCAGTGTGAACGGCACGCACAGCGATCTCCTTCAGAACGGTACTGCACGTAAAATTAGCTTCGATATCACGCTTAAGCGCGTGGACCCATCGCTGTTGGAGATGTTCGGTGACCTGAAACAGCAGGCGGAAGAGGTGATCAATAAGGTGGGTAATAACGCCTCTAAACTGCTGGAGAGCCTGTGATGGATGCCATAAATATTGGTGCACAGATGGGGCCCGATTATCAGATAAAACTCGATGATATTGATATCACCAGCAACTTCCGATCCCGTTTAATGGGCATGACAATCACGGATAAACGCGGCATGGAGCTGGATACTTTCACAATGGAGCTTGATGACAGCGATGGAAAAATCATCCTGCCGCAGCGGGGGAGTATATTGCAGATCTCTATCGGCTGGCAGGGGATGGCGCTTTTTGATAAAGGGAAATTCATTATTCAAACAGTCACTCATACAGGCTCCCCTGACAAGCTTGCCTTGAGCGGGTTTAGTGCTGACTTGAGCGATGTCCTGAAAGAGAGCCGATCGGAATCCTATGACCGGATGACGCTGGGCGAGATTGTAAAGCGTATCGCCGAACGCAATAAGCTGGGAGCGTCATTGCCCAACAATTTGGCGGCAACCCATATCGAACATCTCGATCAGACAAATGAAAACGATCTCCAGTTTCTTGCCCGGCTGGCGGTGTCTTACGGCGCGGTGGCGACAATCAAAAATGGCAAAGTCTTGTTGCTGATACCGGGTAAGGAAACAACGGCGAAAGGTGACCCTTTACCCGAAGCCACTATTCGTCGCCGCGATGGAGATGCGCATTCATTCTCATATACAGGGGATATGAACAATATCGGAGTAAAGGCGCGCTGGTTGCGTCTGGACAAAGCCAACTCTGGACGGGTATTAGTCAGGGCAGAGTTAGACCCGCCTGGTACTATTTTTGAGACAGCCGGATCGCGTTACCTTGAGCTGGGAACCTTGTTTACCACCGAAGGGGAGGCCGTAAATGCGGCAACAGCGGAATGGAAAAAGAATCAGAGAATGAGTGCGACGCTAAGTTTTGGGCTGGCAATGGGGAGGCCAGAGTTGACCCCGGAAATGCTGATAGAGGTTTCCGGGTTCAAGGAATTGATTGATAAGCACAAATGGATTATATCCAGTGTGGCTCATACGATTAATTCTGGAGGAGGGTTTACGTCAAAAGTAGAACTCGAGATTGTGTTGAAGGACTCTGTGGTGGCGAAAAAGGAACTGGATTAATTCTCACAAAGTGAAAAAACCACTTGATGATTCACTTAAAGTGAATATAATTGGTTTTATTCACAATGTGTGAGTTTAACTGATGACCATTGG